GCCACCTATGGAATCAAATAATCCCCATAGATCCATGTTCTCAGTCTTGCTATCAATTAAAGTGTCGGCTTCAAATTTAAGCGTACTTCCATCAACCACCATATTTGTTTTAGTGCCTGCAAAAGTAGTGTCTGTAATAGTAGCTTGCGTTCTTTTCTCAAGAATAGATGCAGAAACGGTATTAACAATACTGGTTGCGCTTGCTGATTTATTACCCGTTGAGTCAACGGCTTTAATTAGATAAGTACCTACCAATAAAGGCATAGACGTAGAATTGGAACTACCTGGAACATCGGATCCTATTTTTATAGCTGTACCCCAAGCTGCGCCGCTTGTTGCAACGCTGTGCCTTATCTCAAATGTACCACCCACCTTAACGTCCAGATCTGGTGAAGGAGTCCAGGATAAGTTAGCCTGGGTACTTTCTGCTCTTAAATAGAAGTTAGTAACATTAGTAGGAGCAGCACTTAATCCTGTTATCTCTGCTGTGGTTGTCGCATAAGCTGACTTTATACCTGCATCATTGACTGCTCTTACTCTAAAATCATAATTGTTTGGTGCTATATCAAAGAACTCAAAGAAGGTGCCTGTTGAAGATCCTAAACGCTCAAAGTTAGTTGATTCAGAAGTTAACTTGTATTCAACTTCATAACTTTCTATGTTAACTCCCAACGCTTCCCAGTCGGAATTAGCTACAGCAGCCCAAGTTAATACAGCTTTTGCCTTAACACCCGATCCTGCTGTGGTTGTTACAAGTGATTGAGTTACGCCAGTAATACCAGGTGGATTCACTACTGGTAGTGTTGAAGTGCCGTTAACCTTAACTATTGTACTTGCGTAGTCTGATGAAAAACCTGCATTGTTGACTGTTTTAACTGCAAATTGATAAACACCAGGATCTAAATTATCTATGGTGAATTGCCTTCCTGTCACCGTTCCTGCCTGTATATAAGTTCCACCGCTTGCGCCTGGCATATAGGCCACTTCATAATTCTTTATGTAGGAAGCTTTAGATGCTGCCCAGGTTAAACTAATCCTGTTTGTAATCTTAGGGTCGTTAAACATTAAGGTTTCTGTGGAAGCTAAAGATGTTGGGGCGTTAACAGAACTTAAAGAAGGAAGGGCAGTGTTAGGTGATGTATCTACTGCGCTTGCTATGCCTTGAGTATAAACAGCAGAATCGTATTCTCTGGCAACTATAGAGACTTCATCGTTTGCCTCTAAGGTAACTTGAATAACTCTAAATAGTTTTCCAGATCCACTATTAAGACTAGTCCAACCAGGCCCATCTAATTTTATGTATATTACATCTCCTACCTCTGCCAACAAACCCTCTTGGGTGGTGTTAAATTCAATCAAAAGGCCTTGTCTGGACTGTTTCATTGTTTGTTCTGCAATGTAGAAGGCCATCAATCTATCTGCGGTAAACGGTAATTCTATTTTTCTCTCTAACAACATTTCATTGTCAGCAGTCTTGTAAGTAGAACTTTCAACGTATTCAAAATCAGCTTGCCATTCTCTGGCAGGATTGAAGTAATTAGCACTAACTCTGTTTGATAAGCTGTCTTTACCAGGCAGGGTTATGTTGTAGTTAGGCAATATATTTGATTCATCAAAGGTTAAAGACGCGCTTTCAGCTTTATCTAAAACCAATTTGTAATAACCACCAGAATAAACAAGCATACCTCTGCAACAACTAAGCAGCTTGTTAAGAATATCTAAACTAGACTCGCCCACAGTTACTACCCCATTCATGGTGTATCTTTTTTGTGTAACCGTGTCGCCAGTATCTAATGTGTAGGTTATTTCTTCATCACAATAATTAGCGGCTGCCTCAAATGAACTATCACTTATATTACTACCTGATATACCTCTACCATAAGTTGAGTTCATTAAATAATCCCTGATGCAAAGGGCAGGGTTGTTTGAATATCTGTCTATGGAGTAAGATGTCCCTGCGTAATCGTTCCTGGTGTCTTCTACCATCCTTCCTCTTACATCAGCGTTGATTGTTGGAACACCAGATCCCCAGACTTCGCTATTTGCTTCCAATCTAACGTATAAATATGCAATCCCTCTTAGTCTGTGATCTTCCCCCCAATCAAAATCTGCTCCTACACCATTAGCTACTGCATTTAAGTCTTTATCCACAGTCTGTGTTGTAGATCCCAAATGAACATTAACAAATGCCTTACCCTGGAACCTTGCATCTGGTATTGGCCACACTTCAACATTATTGGCATAAACCTTTTCTACTGCTCCTATTGGGCCTTCACATAAAGCGATAACCATATTTAGATATTCATTGGGAAATTCATCGGTTACGTTTCCGTTTTCATCGTAGCCATCGGAAGTGCCTACAAATACTTGAACACCACCCACGCGTCTGGCTCCGTATATAACAGGGAGTGGGGCGGAACTGGATCTTGAATTACCTAATACGGTTGCGCCTTGTTGAGAAAGACCTATTTGTGGGATTTTATAAAGGCTATTGAGTACACCGCCAACAGCCGCAAAAGTTGCTCCTGCTGCTATATAACTTAGAACTGTAGCTGCTCTATAACTGGCTCCTGCCCAAGCAAAGGCAACAAAGAAGAAATCTACTACTGCTTTAACTGCTGATACTGCTCCTGGCATTACTCTATCCTCAAGGCCCAATCAAATAATGAAAAATCAACTATCTTAAAGATGGTTGTGCAACTTCCTTCAAATACAGAAACTATTTGGGATCCTAAACAAATGTGGGCCAACTGAAATAACTTATGATCCACAATAAGCAGATCTCCCATTCTAGCCATCTTAGGTGGTATTTTTGTGGCTCCTGCTTTAATAATTCCATCACTTAGTGATTCTGGGTATTCTTTCCTATAACTTATAGCTTCTTTTTTTGTCTTATATTTCTTAAACACTTCTTTGTGTACGTCTTTGCCCCATACTTCGTCTAAATATTTTAAGACTAAGGTGTGGCAATCATTAACTCCCCAGGAGAAAGGTTTGTGCTTTTCTTTCTCTACAAAAGCTATGGTCTCTAAATCTACCATGTTGGTGCGGCCATGAAAGGAAGATCTCTTGGCTCTGCGATCTTCATTTTTATTTGAGTAAGGGCCTTTCCACCTCTGGCCGCGCTTGTTGCTTTTACTGGCAACTCAACATAAGTAAAGGATCCGCCGCCTGTGGTTGTTGATGTTGCTAGTGTTGTAACGGCTACAGTAAACGAATTGGCATCTGGAACACTAGCTACTGTGTGTATGGCGTTTAATTCTTCGGCAGGGATCCCACCAACATCCGCGCATCCTGCTATTTTTACACTATCCCCAACCTCTAATCCGTGGGCGGTGTGGTGAAAGGTAACTGTGGCACTACCTGATGTAGTCGCTACAAATGGAGTGTTAGGTGCTGAACCATCTATAGTCACGGAGTTACCCCCACCGTAATTAACTGAACTGCTAACCGTGTCGGTAACGGTTATATTGACTGCGTTATTGTCTTTTACTGATGCTACTGTTTTTGTTCCATTAATACTACCTGCAACAACTCCGCCTACGTCTACAGCTCCTGCAACAACTAAGGTATCTCCAACCGTTAACCCATGATCCGCTATGTTTACTGTAACGGTATTGGCTACTGATGTGTCTGTAGATATGGGTGGCGCAGTTGTTTTTTTGTCTTCTACCACAGCGATAATTGCTCTTTTTGCCCCTGTGCCATTACTGAGCTCTTTTACCTCATAGGCCTTTTCAGTTAATTTTTCTTCCGTTATTCCGCCTATATCTCCTGTATTTTCCAACTCCATGAAATCACCAACCTTTACTTCCTCTGTGGGGTCTATTACCTCAACGTAATTCTTTTTATTTGTTGTGGTTTGTGTCTTTATGCCTGCAACGGCAGGTGCTTCGCCGTAAATACTTATTTCCCTTCCACCTAAAAATTCTTCTGTTTCAGTAATGGTTTCTGATATATCAAAGGTGTAGCTGTTTTCATCAACTACTGTAATTGTTTGCTCTTTATTTATTGAAGTGGCAGGAACATCTTTCGTTGCTTCTGCTCCTTGAATGTCAACTACTGCGCCTGTTTGATAACCATGGCCTGATTGATTGACGGTAATTTTATTATTGGCGGCAGTGGTAACACTAAATATACCGCCAAAGATTCTAGTCTCTAAAGGAGACCAACTACCTAGATCTCCTGTGTTAATGTAAGAAGATCCAGTTATCTGGCCAGTTAATCCACCTGCGCCCTCAACCCTATTTCCTGCATCAAACTCTCTGCCCCATACTATGTCTTTTATAATCTCTGATGCGTACTCTAATCCTTTATCTCCATCATAATATAACTGTTGATTTTGGTGATTTAAGTAACGACCAGTGACCTTTTCAAAGTCTACAAATTGATTAGATACACTAGCTGAGACACTAGCCAGGCCTGTATCAGCGTCTTCATTGATAACTGCGTTATCTATACGGCCATCAAATATAACAATAGGACTGCTGATTAAAGCATTAGAACTATCTATAAAAGCCTTTCTTATTATCACTTTGCGATCAACGTAATTCTGGGTTAATAATAAATTGGTGTAAGTTTGATCAACCCCAGACAATGTAAGTGTCATAGAACTAGCTGATATTTGTGCTGATTCCTCAATGGAATCAAAACTTAAAAAGAAACCCAAGGCTGAATAGGTGTTGCTGTTGTAACTTATATCTTTAAAACAATCCGTTACATAGTGAGTGTCATCCAAATAAACTTCAATCAAATGGCAAGGCTGAGATTGATCTTTAACAATCTCGGTTTGGAAAGCAGCAGAACTTCCTCTATTCGCCATTACGGTACCTCTATTAGATCTATCTCATAAGCATAGTAGCCAGAAGCATCTGTATTGAATTGCCTGTTGTCGCTTGCAAAAGCAACCTGGAAGGGTACAGAACTGGTTGTGATGGTTTCATCATCGGCCACCGCACTTTCTAGCTTTGGACTGAAACTTAGCGTGGCATCACCAGATCCATCACTAGTCATGTCTGCTGTGACCATATACACCTTGCTATGACCTGAAAACTTAATGAAATCTCCAGATCTTAGAATGTTAGACGTACTGGCTGTTAGTCCATCTACACTTGCTGATGTTACGCCTGCTGCTAAAGCACCATCCACCACAGGAGATTCGCTTGTGCTTCCTCTGGTTGTTCCAATCGTTGTAGGCACCCAGGTAAAGGTTTCGTATTGTCCTTTCTGGGCCACACTAAATGCGTAAACACTAGCTAGATCCGCCCTGGATAACGGTGGAAAAGTAACCTTAAATAACCATCTTTGGCCGCCCCTAGATCTAACTTGTCTTCTTAAATTATTGGCCACACTAGTTAATGTAGGCTCTATGCTTTGTACTTCTATGCTAGAAGGGGTAGGGGTACTAGGGAATGTTCCGCTCATGCTCCTAATGGCCCCCTCTTACCGCGTTTTCTAAATGATTGTTCTACGATACCCACAATAGTAGGTGCTTGTTCTGCTATAGCTGCCGTAGCGTCTTTAGCGTTAAATGCTTTAATATCGTAAGTAATGTTAATGTTTGTTTCACCGCCACCTACTGCTGCCAGTTGATGGTTGGGAACTATATTGCCATTACCTGGTGGTGTGAATAATTCTGGCCCTCTCTCTCCAACCATGTAAGTTCTGCCGCCAGTTACAGGGCCACCTGATGCTTTG